GTATAAAAATATAAATATATAGAATATAGAATCTAACCGTAACCGTAACCACCGTAACCGCTAGTATTTATGCGACTTTAGAGCCTTTTTTGAGGTTACGGTTACATTTTTAACCGTAACCGAATGATACAATGTGTTAAAATTAAGGTGGGAAATAAGTGAAAGAGAGGGGTAAAATGACTGCGAGAGAGTATTTGAAACAGCTTGAAGTGTTAGATTTTCAGATTCATGATGATTTAATAGCATTATCTGATATGAGAAGTAATGCTTCAGGTGTCAGGGGTATTGATTATAGTCGTGACAAGGTGCAAACGTCACCTGTGAGTGACAGATTGTGTGATGACGTCATAAAGTATACGTCACTTGATAAACAGATTAATGAAGAAATAGACAGTTTTGTTGATGCAAAGAGACGGATCATCAAGGAAATTAGAGGACTGCATGACAAAAATTACATTCAGGTCCTTACAAAAATTTATGTACAGTTCAAAAGTGTTAAGACTACAGCGGCAGAAATAGGAAAATCTTATTCACATACAGTAGCGTTACATAATCAAGCACTTGAAAAGTTTGAAGAAACATATAAAAACCTACATTATCTTACATAATCGTATCATTTAGTATTTTACATGATTACTCAGAGCGGATATAATTAGTGTGAGATATAATTTTTGCAGGTAATTTATTACCTGCAATTTTTATGCAAAATTATATTGCTTATTGTCTATGTGCTGCAAAGGTGCTAAAAACTCCTACTTTGCAGCACTTTTTGTTATAAAAATACAGGTTTTTTTGAAATTTTTCAGAAAGGAAGTGAGAAAATGACTGAAAAGCAGAAGCGTTTTTGTCTGGAATATCTGATAGATGCAAATGCAACGCAAGCTGCAATTCGTGCTGGATATTCAAAGAAAACTGCATATAGTCAAGGTGAAAGACTGTTGAAGAATGTTGAAGTGCAAAACTATATACAGGAACAGATGAAAGAACTTGAATCTAACACTATTGCATCAGCAGAAGAAGTCATTAAATATCTCACTTCTGTATTGCGTGGAGAAAGTCAGTCAGAAATTGTTGTTGTTGAGGGTGACGGTGACGGATTATCTTCTGCAAAGAAGATTCAAAAGGCACCTGATGAAAAAGAAAAATTAAAGGCTGCTGAATTACTGGGTAAAAGATACGGATTATTCAAGGATAATGTAAACCTTGATGGCGGTGTATCAATTACATTCGTTGATGATCTTGGTGATGACCTTGACGAATAGGGTAAATTCATTACGAGATACAATCGGTAAAGGATATGACCGCTATTGGCACTGGAAAAGAAGATACAGGGTTGTAAAAGGTTCACGTGCATCTAAGAAGTCAAAGACTACAGCATTGTGGTACATTTGGAATATGATGAGATACCCTGACGCAAATACTCTTGTTATTAGAAAGACATACCGAACGTTAAAGGATTCTTGTTTTGCCGAATTAAAATGGGCGATTCACAGGCTAGGTGTTGATAGTGAATGGAAAATTAAAGAATCCCCACTTGAAATGACATACACCAATAAGCAGGGTAAGGAACAAAAGATTTACTTCCGTGGTCTTGATGACCCACTGAAAGTAACATCAATAACCGTTGATCAGGGTGTATTGTGCTGGATGTGGATTGAAGAAGCATATGAGATCAGTTCAGAGGACGATTTCAATATGCTCGATGAATCTATCCGTGGGGCAATCCCGGAAGGTTCAGACTTGTTCAAGCAGATCACTGTTACATTCAACCCATGGAATGAACACCATTGGCTGAAGAAACGGTTTTTTGATAATCCTGATGATGAAACCCTTGCACTTACAACCAATTACAAATGCAATGAATGGTTAGATAAAGCCGATCTTAAGGTTTTTGAAACCATGCGGAAACAGAACCCGAGGCGTTATGCGGTGGCAGGCCTTGGTGACTGGGGTATTGTTGATGGTCTGGTTTATGAGAATTGGCATGAAGAAGCCTTTACACTGGAACAGATCAGACAGCAATACAGTATTGATTCAGCGTTTGGTTTGGACTTTGGTTATACAAATGACCCATCTGCATTGTTTTGTGGATTCATTGACACGAAGAACAAAAAGATATTCGTGTATGATGAAATGTATGCAGCAGGTCTTTCCAATGAGCGAATATATCAGAATATCACTGATATGGGCTATGCAAAGGAAAGAATCACAGCAGATTCAGCAGAACCAAAGTCTATTGATCAGTTAAAAGGCTACGGCCTTAGGGTCAAAGGTGCTGAAAAAGGCAAGGACAGTATCAACAGCGGTATTCAGTTTATTCAGGACTTTGAAATCATCATACATCCAAGGTGTGTGAACTTCCTGACAGAGATTAGCAACTACACTTGGGACAAGGACAAGTTCGGTAATAAACTGAACCGCCCTATTGATGACTTTAATCATTTGATGGATGCAATGCGATATGCATTAGAAAAATATATCAAGAAAGGCAGCGGTTGGTTATACAAATAAGCCGCAAGGTATTGAGATGTTAATTTTAGGTACAGAGTATGGATTGATTAGAGATGATGACTCGCTGAAAGATATCAGTGCTGATGGTGAGTGTAGAGGATATTCAAAAATTATCAGAATCAGATCCAAAAAAGACATGCTGTTTGATGATGCATCAGAGTATGAGAAAGAACAGAGATACAAAGAAGTGTTGAGGCATGAAGTGATTCATGCTTTTTTCTGTGAATCTGGGCTTGATAATTACTCTGATGATGAACAGCTTGTTGACTGGATTGCAATGCAGTTTCCAAAGCTGGTTGCAGTCTTTCAGGAATTGCACTGCTGTGACGGATAGAAGGGAGTGGTGATGTGCTTACAGTCGAAGAAATAAAGATGTTCATTGATGAAGATGCTGCATCAGTGAAAAAGTATTTTGCAAGAATAGGTGAACGCTATTTTGACGGTGATCATGATATTAAAAATTACAGAATGTTTTATTTTAATTCTGATGGTCAGCTTGTGGAAGATACAAGCCGGGCAAATGTGAGAATACCACACCCATTCTTTAAGGAACTGACGGAACAGGGCACACAATACACCCTTTCAGGTTCAGATGGTTTTGTATTCAGTGATGTACCTGAACTACAGAGTGAACTTGATGCAAGATTCAATAATAATGATGATTTTATTGACGAACTGTCAGAAACACTTACGGACTGTCAGACAAAGGGTTTTGCTTATATGTATGCTATGAAAGACAGTACTGACAAACTGAAATTTACGTGTGCTGACAGTATTAGTGTTGTGGAAGTAGAAGCACGGTTTGCAGGAGATAAGAAAGACCATGTGATTTACTGGTACGTTGACCGGGTTGATAAGGAAGGTCATACAATTAAGAAAATCATGGACTGGGATGATGAACAGGTTGTTTACTATGTTCAGACAGATGAAGGGGAAATACAGCTTGACGATAAAGCCAAGGTAAACCCAAGACCGCATATACTGTATCAGGTTGATGGCGATGATAATACTTATATTGATTCACTTGGTTTCTTGCCATTCTTCCGCTTGGATAATAACAAGAAACAGATCAGCAATCTGAAAGCTGTAAAAGACCTGATTGACGATTATGATTTAATGGCATCGAGCTTATCAAATAACTTGATTGACTTTGACCATCCGTTATACGCCGTAAAAGGATTCGAGGGCGATAACCTTGATGAATTGCAGCAGAATCTTAATACAAAAAAGATCGTTGGGGTTGGTTCAGATGGCGGTATTGAAGTACATACAGTAGATGTACCGTATGAAGCCCGGAAGGTTAAGTTAGAATTGGATGAAAAGAACATATACCGTTTTGGTATGGGTCTGAACTTGTCAGGTCTGAAAGATACATCAGCAACAACCAATATCGCCATTAAGGCAGCCTATTCACTGCTTGATCTTAGATGTAAACACCTTGAAAGGAACATCAAGCGGTTCTTGCGTAAGATTGTGGCGGTGTGCATTGATGAAATCAATCAGCAGAATGGTACAGATTATCAGATCACAGATGTTTATTTTGAGTTCACCCATGAAGTAATGAGTAATGAACAGGAAAATGAACAGAATGAACTTACAGAAGCACAGAAGCAGCAGGTTCAGATTAATACTCTGTTATCACTTGCAAATGTATTCGGTGATGATCTGACGATTCAGTACATCTGTGATGTTCTTGATATTGACTATGAGGATATCAGGGATAAGTTGCCAGAGGATGAAGCGGCAAAGGCTAATCAGATACAGGATATCATTGATGGTATGACGTCAGACGATACGGGTGGTGCGGATGAGTGATAATGTAAATCATCCGATACACTATCGGAGTGGTCAGTTTGAGTGTATCGATGTGATGATGGAAGTGTTCGGTGTTGAATATGTCATGGATTTTTGTATATGCAATGCTTTTAAATATTTATATCGGGCAAAACGTAAGAATGGCGTTGAGGATATAAGAAAAGCAGCATGGTATCTGAATAAGTATCTGAATAAGTATCTGGAATTAGAAAGTGTGATGCAGGATGAATAAGGCGCAGAAAGAAGTGCAACAGTCACAACTTAATGAAGAAAAAAAGATGATTCGAATGCTGCAGCGTGTTTATGAACAGGCTAAGAAGGACTGTGAAGAAAAAATCAGGATGCTGTCAGCAAGAACGGACATGGAAAACCTGCAAAGCATCGTCTACCAGAAAGAATATCAGCAGATGCTGATTGATCAATTGGAGTCTGCTTTGTATGATCTGCAAGAAGGTCAGTTTACATCAGTATCAGATTATCTTGAAAAGTCATATGTGAATGGTTATGTCGGTATGTATTATGACCTACATATTAGCAGCGGTATACCATTAGTCATACCGATTAATCAGGATCAGGTTGTTAAGGCACTGAAAACAGACAGCAAGCTCTCACAGGGCTTATATGAGAGACTTGGTGAAGATGTCAATTACTTGAAGCGTTCAATCAGAGCTGAACTTTCACGAGGAATATCGAACGGTTCAACATGGAATGAAATGGCTGCTCATATTGCTAAAGGTATGAATAGTCCTTTTCGTAAGGCTTACAACAATGCAATCCGTATTGCACGGACAGAGGGGCACAGAATTCAAAATGAGGCGGCACTTGACGGCCAACGAGGGGCAAAGAGCAAGGGAGCGGATATTGTCAAGCAGTGGGATTCCACCCTTGACAGTAGAACGAGGCCGGAGCACAGAGAGGTAGACGGGCAGATCAGAGAAATTGATGAGCCGTTTGACGTTGGCGGTGAAAAGATGCAAGCACCCGGTGTTGGCGGCTCGGCAAGAAACGTCTGCAACTGCCGGTGCTGTCTGTTGCAACGCGCAAAATGGGCGTTAGATGAAGAAGAGTTTCAGGCCTTGAAAGAGCGTGCAGCATATTTTGGACTAGATAAATCAAAAGATTTTGAAGAGTTCAAACAGAAGTATTTGAAGTTGCCTGAAAAGGCTGATACCAAAAGGACATTCAGAGGCATATGAGTCACTGATGGAAGGATTGAAAGTGAATAAAGTCGCTTACCGTGAAGTTAAGGATTTAGAAAAGCCATTAACGCCGGATGAGATTATTGACAGATTGGCAGGCGGTGATAAGACAAAAGGTTCATGTTCTTCACTCGGTTTTGCATATATCGGCAATAAAGCAGGGCTGGATGTATTGGATTTTAGGGGCGGTAGTTCACAGTCTTTCTTCTCAATGAACGGTAATATCCAAAAAATGTTAGATTTGCCGAATATAAAGGGTAAAATACTCAAGGTGAAGAAAGAAGCATCTGACACAGCAAAAATTCTCCGTGACTTAGAATTAGGCAAAGAGTACTACATGAGCGTTGGTAAACACGCCGCAATCGTCAGAAATACAGGAGATGAGTTACAATACCTTGAACTTCAGTCTGCAATAAAGAATGGGTGGATGCCGTTTGACAGATACGGTTCCATTGTAACCACTTTGCAGAAAAGATTCGGGTGTAGAAAGACTGTTGATAGATTTGCCGGAGGAATATGGGAGAAAAAGGTGGTTCTTATGGAAGTAGATTCATTTAAGGCAAATAGTGAATTTAAAGAACTTTTGGGGTATATAAATACTGCAACCAATAAACAAAAGAAAGGGGTGACGGGTAGTGTCAAGTGATGATAGATGGTATAAAAACAATACAGACGATAAGATTTGGTGGAAAGATACCGATTCAGTAGGTGAATGGTTATTTAGTTTTGATAAAAAGCAAGTGTTCAATATGTTTGCTGATTATCCGCACAACCTGTCGCCAGAACAGAAAAAAATCTTTGATGAAGAAAATCCTGAATGGGTTGATTTCTTCAAAGACAGGCAATAAAAAAAAGCAAAGACGGACAAATAACCGCCTTTGCTTTTTTATTGCTCATATGAGCGGTATATGAGGTCAGAAAGGGGGATAAAAGGGACATGAGGGTATTAACTGATAATGTTGAATAATAGGAAGGTATGGTGATCCTGTTTATCTCCCAACTATGGGTTAAATAGTATTTATAAGGCATCCGATAAGGGTGCCTTTTGTTATGTCCGAAAAAGCTTATGACGCTTAAACTGACGCTGGAGAATATCCCTTGTCATGGAATATAAACTGACATGATGTGACACACAGGCACAGAGAAGGAAGGAAAAATATGAAACTTGAAGAGTTATTAAAAGATGCACCTGATATTTTGAAAGCTGTGAATGATGCACTTGCGAGAGTCAATGCCGGTCAGGAAGATAAATTGAAGCATGTTCGTTTTGCAGACTTGTCTGAAGGTGGTTATGTGTCAAAAGACAAGTATGCAAGTCTTGAAACGGACCTTACTGGAAAAACATCTGAACTTGAAAAGGCGAACAATCTCATTGAAGAGCTGAAAAAATCAGCCGGTAAAGATGATGAGACGAAGCAGAAAATTACTGCATATGAAACAGAGATTGCAGACCTCAAGAAAGAGAATGCAGAACTGAAAACAGAAAATGCATTGAAATTTGCGTTGGTCGCAGCAGGTGCGGTTGATGTTGATTATCTTGTATTCAAGGCAAAGGAAAAAGGTGAAATCAAACTTGGTGATGATGGAAAAATCAAAGGTGAAGATGATCTGATTTCAGGTCTTAAAACACAGCATCCTACCATGTTTGAAGCATCCAATGACAATCAGCAGCAGAGTGGTAACAGAAAGATCCTTGAAAACAACCTGCCGGGTGGGGATAAAGACAAGACAGTTACCAAAGAACAGTTCCTTAAGATGGGTTACAACGAAAGAATGAAACTCAAACAGGAAAATCCAGAGTTATTCAAACAGTTAAATGTACATTAAGAAAGGTTAGAGGTGAATTAAATGCCGAGAACAGGAAATTTTGGCGGATTTGAATTTGATGAAGAAGTATTTTCAGGTATGATGCAGGAGGCGGACTATTGGAAAACGCCAATCATTTTATCAGGTATTGTGCAGCAGGATAGTTCTATTATGAATCTGATTGGAGAAAAGGGAAATGTGGCAACCATTCCAATTTATAAGCCACTTGATGCAAATGAGAGCGGAATGGAAGCATTGAACAATGATGGTGAAACAGACAACACACCTGTTGAGATTTCAGGCAGCAAACAGACTTGTATGCTGATTCAGAGAATGAAAGCATTCAAGGCTAAAGACTTCACAAAGGAATTGACTGGTGCTGACCCTATGACAAACATCAAGGGTAAGATCGTAGGTTATTATCAGCAGGTATGGGAAAAAGAACTGATGAATATTGCACAGGCAGCATTAGGAGTTACAGAATTAAAAGACCATATTCTTGACCTTGGTACAAAATCAATTGAGGCGGGTACAGTCTATGATGCAGAACAGGCGGCACTTGGCGA